AAGTTAATTGTTCTTGTTAAATCCGCAGTTGTAGATAATCCTACAACATATACTTTTTGTCCACTCGTAGGTGGAGTACTAAAGATTAGATTAGTTCCGCTAGTACTGTAATCAATACCAGGAACTTGTACTAATCCATCAATTGCAACAATTAATTGTTGATCATTTGCTGGTGTATATGCATCACCAGCATTGTCAATTAATGGAAATCCAGTATTGGTTCCATTAAATACCCAACTAGATGTGTTGAGTATTTCATTACCATACTGAAGGTACTTACTGGGAATCTCATAATTAACACCAACATTGTACTTCTTCTGAGGTTCAGAAAGAACCTGATAGTTAGAAGATTTTACTGATACATTATACTTTGGCATTATGTAACTCCTGGTGTTACTTCAATAATTCCCTCTATAACTCTTGTCTTGATACTTTGCGGTGATGTCAAAACAATGTCATAGACATACCTTCTTGCTTCTAGAGCAGCAGTAGCAGTATTTGCTAAACCTATTTTAAGTTGACCGTTGTAACGATCTACAAATGTAACAACAAAATTAGTAGATGTAGTAGAATAATAACTCTTCTTCATCTTAGCTTCTGCTGTATAACCAGTCAGATTTAGTGGTGTTGTGTTGTCTTCATTCTGGATATTAAAGGTAGCGTCCCAATCGGTTCCTTTTTCCAGTAATAAGTTTAAAGGAATTGCTGCCATGATTATGATTTTGCTCTATAAAATATTTCTACATCTTTTCTACTTTGTGAAGCCACAGGACCTGATGATCCACCCATTGCCAAAACAGTTCCGTGGAACCATTGACTAGAACTACTAGGTCCGTTAGTTTCCCAATAAACCAGTCCTCTTCTATTGATGTAGTTATTAAAACCACCAACATTATCTTGATTGTTATTGTATGCTGAATTCCATGCAATACCAGGATATCCAGGACCACCTTCATATCTCTCAGTTGGAGAACTTGCACCACCACCACTACTCTTTGTTACAATACCGCCTTCTCCACTATTACTCATTTTCATTAAATAAATCTTTAATCCATCTCCACCACTGTTTCTCCATCCATTATTAAACTGTGGCCAGTTCGTTGGATGACTTGAACCATCTTCTTTAAAAGGACTATAACCACCTTTAGTAGCATTATTACCTCCTCCTGTAGCTTGAGACTCACCATTATTTGTATATTCCTGATCGTTTCCAAATTCAGATGCTCCCAATATTGAGTTAAATTTAACTCCAATACTATGAATTAATATTTGATTATTATTATTAATTCTTCTCCACATAAGTTGTGAATCAGTAGCGTTATCTCTTACACTATGATTTGCGTGATACTTAGCAATGTCAAATCTAGAAAATGATTCTTGTCCATATACTCTTGTATCTGCTGGACCATAATAATTACTACCACCATATAAACATTGGAAAGGAACTAATGCCCGATTACTAACACCTGATGTACTAGCAGCTACTCCATATCTCATCCACCCACCACCATCAGCAGTCATATTACAATATACTTTAAATGGATCTTTTGGATACCATTTTGGTTTTATCCAATACCATCCATTTCCAGCAGCTCCGTTATGAGCTAGTATGTCAGCAGCACATTCTGCTGCTTTAGCTGATGAAGATCCATCATAGTAATTATTGTCTGATCTCCATGCACCACTTGCATTTTCTTCAATAAGATATCTAACAACTACAACACCACTACTTCCATTTCCACCATTTCCAGCTGGTCCTGTATATCCAGCAGGTCCGCCACCTCCACCGCCACCACCGTGGCCAAAATTAGCAGTACCACTACCGCCATTTAGACCGACAGTGTTACCAGAACCTCCACGACCATATCCACCACCATTAGTAGTAAGAAAGTCATGATCGCCATGACCATACCCACGTCCTCCTTCTCCACCATTGGTAGCATTACCAGATTCACCAGCACCACCTCCACCACCGCCAGCAGCGTAGGTTTTCATTGTATTATTTTGAAACTTTAATGCGATAGGTTTACCACCCATTCCTGCAACGTGTTTATTTCCAGTACTCTCATTCATTGGAGGAGCTCCAGCACCCATGGCTCCACCACCACCACCTCCAAATGGGTAACTACCATCACTATATCCGTGTCCTCCATCACTTCCATATACATTGGCATCATTATGATAAGTATTTTGAGTTGTTTGACCGCCTGGATAATAAGTGCTACTAGAACCGTCTCCACCACCAGAACCGCCATTATTACCTAACCAACCATTACTTGAAGGAGCTCCACCGCCACCACCTTTACCAGTATATCCAAAAGCTGTGGTATCACCTCCATCACTACCGTTGCCACCACTACCACTACCATTACTTGCACCACCACCACCAGAACCACCATTACCAATGGTTATAGAATAAGTGCTTGCAACAGGAGTATATTTTTCTTTTAGTACAACACCACCAGCTCCACCGCCGCCGCCACCAAACCAGTCAGCGTCATGGCCACCGCCACCACCACCGCCGCCACCGACGATAAGAATTTCTATTTGTTTATATGCATTATTACCCTTCACTGAAGTGTCAGTAGCAGGAACAGAATTTACAACAAAATTTCCATTAGAAGTGAACGTATGGGATTTCCATTTATCACCCCAACTGTCAGTAAATTCTTCTGTAGTTCCACCAGTAGCATCTATAATTTGGTTTCCAAGATTAGGTTTGTAACCTTGTACACTCCCGCCACCAATAGTTTGTAAAAAAGGCATCTTCTATAATCCGTAATTTAACTATAACCAGTTACATTTGCAATGATACGATAGTCTGTTGTTCCTGCTCCTGTTCTGAATATAGAGAAAGTGTATACATCAAGTCCACTTGCTGTTCCTTGTGTAGGTGCAGTTCCAGCTGGCCACTTTACATTAGACCAGTTATCAACTCCATCAATTTGGAAACCATTATTATAATATGCAGTACCACCATTTTGTACAACTATTGCAAGTGTTAAACACTCATTAACTGCCAACATAGATGATAATGCAGTAGAATTATCAGCTCTTGCATTAAAAGTAAAGTTACCAGAAGAATTACCAGTATAATTAAATAATGCTTTATCTGCTAAGTTTAGATTGACAGTTCCAGTAGGTCCAGGATTCCAAGTAGTAACTCTTTCAACAACCTCGTTAGTAATAATTCTATCGGTTATTATATTACCAAGCACTACGTTAGCATTGGAGTTAAATGTCAAGTTTCCAGTGCTTGCTCCAGTTGCAGTAGTTGTCTTAAATGCAATTTGATCTTCACTTTCATCATATCCAATGAATATATTAGTACTGCTACCACGTTCAAATATAAGACCAATATCTCCAGTTGGAGATCCAGTCGTACCATTACCCAATTCAATCAGTTTATCACTAATATTGGTGTTAGTTGTATTAACAGATGTAGTAGTACCATTGACTGTCAAGTTACCAGCAATTGTCAAGTTACCAGCTAAGGAGCTTAAGTTATCAACATATGTCTTAACCGCTTGCTGAGTAGGAACTTTAACATTACTATTCTGGGAGAATGTAGCATCAGTTGAGAATTCATTAACCTGAGCACCAATCAAACCACCAACAGAACCTAGTTGTAATGACTCAAGACCTTTAAGGTCAAAAGCAGATGAATCAAGAGTAACTTTACCAGTTGCCTGATCTACTTTAAATTGATCACCAACATAGAAATTACCCATTTCATCAGTTGCAACATAGTAAACACGTCCTGGGTCTGTAGTGTTGGTTATAATCTGATCTGCCTGAGAAGCTGGTTGTGTTGGTTCATTTGGCCAGTTTGTTGTTGTAGCATCACCAGTACCAATCATCAAGAAATCATGACCAGTTAATCTAACCAAACTAAATTCTTTTCTAACCTGTACTGTTACGTTTTCAGCGACAGGAGTTGGTCTTGAAGTTGAGAATACAATAATTTGATAGTCAACACTATTTACAGTTACTGCACTAACAGTTTGAATTTGATATGCATTACCATCAGTAGTAGCGAACTGTAGTGAATCTCCTGGATCTGGAGCAGACTGAGCGAATGTCGTTACAAGAATTCTACCATCTTGATTGGCAATAAATGAACCACCACTATCAAGTGTAGCAGAAGTAGAACCATCACTAACTACCTCACCAGCTTGGAATGTTCCAGAAGCGGGTATAATGTACATTGTTTTTGGTTCTGCTTGAACACTAATAACATATGCAGTAGCACCAGAAGTTTGACCTGTTATTGTTGCTCCAACTGCAATAGTTCCTGTAAGAACATTAGTATAGGTAAGCATTTTACCTTTAACTGTTCCAGAATTTGCAGTTTCACTAGTATTAAATCCAGCTGCATAAACACCATACTCACCATATGAGTTACTTGAGTTTAGTGATCTAATAACACCACCGCCAGTTGCAGCGTATCCAATTTGACAATAGTATGTGAATCCACAAATAATTTCAGCAGCTCCATTGTCTTTTGCCCATATTGATAAACCATCACTATGAATAGTAGTGTAAGTATGAAACAACATACTTTTATTACCACTACCATGAAGTGCTCCATCAATTAAAGCACCTGTAGCACCATCACCAAATGATGTTATGTTATAGATGTATGGAGATTTTTCTGTAATTGGACTAGCAGCATTTAAAGCAAAATAAACACCACCTATAGTTGCAGCTTCTGGAGCATGTGATGGAGAGCCAGGTACGTACCCACCCATTCCATCAAGTAATAAATCTTGTATAATCGTTCCATTACTTAAACGGAATAGAGTAGAACGATTGTTAAGAATAGAACCACCAGAATCTAATCCAGATGCAGGTTTAACAGTAGTAGCTCTTAAACTGTCACCAACTATAGTTGTATATGGAGGAACAACAATAGGAAGAGCAGTTTCCTCATACACACCACCTTTTACAAATATAACTGCTGGTTGGTTGATTGTTGGAGTACCAATATTACTACAAGCATACTTAATAGTTTTCCATGCTGTATCAATAGAAGCACCACGTCCTTGAGCATCAGTACCATTTGTAGTTACATAATAAACATTAGCAGCGTTACCAATTGCGTTCCAAGAAACATCAGTACCATCTGATTTAAGAACCTGACCAACAGAACCAATATTCAACTTAGCGATCTTACCAGTAGAATCGTAGTAAAGAATGTCTCCTCGTGAACCAGAGTTAATATTTTCTCCTTGAAGACTTAAAGATGAACCAGAAGCAAAAGTTTGAGTACCACTAACGGTCAAACCACCTGTAACTGTAAGGTTCTGAGAATCTGGTATTGTGACAGTCGTACCAGTACGACCTTTAATCTTGTCTACTCTTAATGTTGACATGCTATGCTATTCCGTAAGTTTTGGCAGTTCTTATCTGTGTTATTTATATAATTATTACCGCACCATCATCAATGGTTAAGGTAAAAGTATCATCTATATCCACAGGTACGTCATCTTGGGCGTAACTTGGAACAATAATAAATCCAACTTTCTTTTTGCCAGTTAGAGACATGTCTTTAACAATGGATGTTCTGACATTATCCGCAAATCCAACCAATTTCTGTGAATTAGTTTGCTCAGTGTTATTTGAGAAAAATTCATATGATGTAGTATCTGAAATAATTAATCCACAGTCAGCATCTACATTAACTGTAAATGTGTCATCAATATCAACTGTTGCATCTTCATGACTGTATACTTCTGCTATTTTTGCAGGTGCACCTATATTAGTGTCTACGTCAAATCCACCATAATAAAAGAAGATCGTTTTATCATCTACATCTGATATTGTACCAATATCCGAACCAGCAACTTGAATACTTGCAGCGTTGATAACAGCAGTACCTGTAAAGATACTATGCAAATCATCTGCCATATCATTGATAACCGTTCTTTGATACTCAATGGTATTAGACGGTAGTACATTCTTTTTAGTTGTTGCTGGCATTTTTAACTATATTACCCTAAGCTTATTTATTCACTTGTACTTTCTGTAGGCGGTTGCGATGGTTCTGGGACTCCACCCTGAGTCTCCTCGGTCTTTGGGGAAAGTAACTCCAAAGTCTCTAATCCACCTAATAGTTTTATTTTATATTCATTAAGTGATTTTAATGATTTTTCTGCTTCAGCAATCTTTGCTTCAGCATCTTTTAATTGTTTTTCAAACTCAAGTTTTAGAGTTGATGCATCCATGATAATAAATGGTAATGATAATAATATTTATATGAGTATTTTTAGGATGGTTTAGTTGGCCAAGAAATATTATCTACATCCGATTGTGAAGGCACATCTCGCAATGCTTGACGATAATTTTTCCAATCATCAGTTACAGCAACTCCTGTTTCAAGTGCTTTTGTTACAACCCAATCTGATTGTGCTAATAAATTATTTCTTTGTGATCTAATTGATTCCCATTTATGAGAAAGAATTTTATCATCTGATGGTTGTCTTGCATTATATTCTGCAATTTGTTCATCAGTCATTTCAACTAATATTCCGTTTAAAAGTTGTTTCATATCGTTAAGTATATTTGTAAAGGTAAGTTGCACTTCCAGCTTTTATTTGTTGTCCACCACCAACTATACCATATTCCATATTATTAATGTAAGTAGAAGATGGATTAAGATTCCAACCACCTGTAAAACTACCAGTATGATATCTATTATTCATAGAACCAAAGGTCATATGCATCCAAGGACCAAGGTATGTTGAAAAGTCTGCTACAAAATACATAGTAGTTATGGCGATGTTATTTTGTTGATCGGTTCGTAACCACCAACTCAAACTACCTTGCTCGTCATACCATACTGCATTTTGTAATCCATATTGATTACTAGTTGGCACAGGAGTAAAAGGACCACAGATTGATTCATGATTAGCTGGTGACGAATAGGCAGTATTTGATTGACCACTAAATGCTTGTCCATATTGTGTGTTAGTGCTTGTATCATAAAAAGATGGAGTCATGTCAAAACCACCATAAGCATTACCAGTGAGTAGAAGGTGTCCAACCATTCTATAAATCGTATTAGTTTGTAAAATATTACTATCATATCTTACTTTTATTGCATCAGAAGAAAGCACAGATGAAGTTACGAGTTCTAATGCACCACCACCAGCAACATCAATCCAATTTACCTGAGTACCAGTAGAACTAAGTACCTGACCTGATGTTCCTAGATCTCCATCCTTATCTTTGATACCAGTTAGAATCTGTGTATTTCCATCATCAATTTTTATTACTTCTGAAGAACCAGAATGAATTTCTAAAGGAAAAGCACCACTACCATCTGCTGGCATCTTTATATAACCAGTAGATGAATCCGCATACATCTCCATGCGAAAATTACTACCATATCTTATCTTCTTATCATCACCAAAGCTAAGTATATTTCCATCATAAGTTAAACTAGATTCAGCATTTAATTCAGTAGCAGATGATGAACCAGTTATAATTCTATTGTCTGCATTATTGTTTATTGTTGTACCAGTAGGTGCATCAGTCCATTCTAAAGCAGTACCACCACTATTAACCTTTAACCACTTATCAGCAGTAAATGACGATGGTGTATCATCTAATCCAATAAAAGACTGATTACTACCAGCAGATGTACAGTAGATATAACAAAGAGCGTAGTATGGTGGTAAAGTATCAACAGTTATGGATACAGTTGCAGAACTAGAACCTGCTGTAGATGCTGATCCTGTTCCAGCAGAACCAAAAGAAACAGATCCAGTACCAGTTGAAGTGGTAGAACCACCAGTATCATTAACTGAATAAGAATTACCAGCACCAGCAACAAATTTGTCTCTTAAATCTGGAGATCCATTAGTACCATCACACAACTGCCAACCAGTAGGAATATTAGATACTGCACCAGACCATATCATTATAGATCCTACAGCAACATTACCACCCCCACTAGAACTTGCTACCCAATCATAATCTGTACCATTCCAACTTAAAACTTCTCCATTATTAGCAGTGGTTTTATTCAGATGTACATCAACACCAGCATTAATAGTAGATTGCAATCCACCAATTGATGCTCCAGTAAAACTAATTGTAGTATTCTGAAAGTCAATAGAAGTTCCTGCTGCATTAATACTTCCACCAATATCAATATCCATTCCATCAGTAGTTGCAACCTTACCAGTAACAGCAACACCTTGTGCATTGTCTGAAATGTTTGCTAGATTGACATCTGAACTATTCAATCCAGAAATAGATGCTCCACTGAAACTAATGGTAGCACTTCCGAAGTCAACAGAGGTACCTGCTGCGTTAAGATTACCACCGATATCAATATCAACACCATCAGTAGTTGCAACCTTACCAGTAACATTTACACCCTGTGCAGAGTCTGCAATGTTTGATAGACTGTTAGGAGGATCTGCCCATACAAGAGAACTACCATTAGATTGTAACCATTTATTATTACTATGTGAAACAGGTGTATCAGAAAGTCCAATAAAAGTCTGATTACTACCAGCAGCTGTACAATAGATATAACAAAGAGCATAGTATGGTGGAAGGTTAGCGTTAGTCGCTGATGAACCTTGTGAATCCGTGCCATGTGTATGAGTACCATCAAAGGTAAATCCAGATACAGGACTATATGAAGAACTACCTGTGATATTGTTATATCCATCATTTGTCTTTGTAAACAAACCACTTGCAGTACCTTGGGCATTATAACCTTCTGATATTCTTCTAACATCACCTGTAAGGGTTTTAGATGTGGAGTTTGTTGTATGACTATGAGATACTAATGTAGCATCTGCACTACCACCAGTATCATCAACTGAATAAGAATTACCAGCACCAACTATAAACTTGTCTCTCAAATCTGGTGATCCATTAGTACCATCGCATAGTTGCCAACCAGTAGGAATTTGATTTGTTGCACCAGACCATATCATTATAGATCCTACAGCAACATTACCTCCACCACTACCTCCACCACTATCATCTGCTATTACCCAAGATGTTGAACTAGCATCATATTTAAGAATCTTACCATTTACTAAACCTGTAGTATCAACATCACCAAGATCATTAAGGTTTGACGCATATGTGGAAGAATCTATACTACCATCTGCCTTCAAAAATTCTGATGATGATCCACCAGTCTTCTTAAAACTACCTGCTTCTAATTGTCCAGAAGAAGAATTTAATTTAAGACTAGTTACTGTTTTAGGTGCTAAATCACCAGTTGCATCAGTTGTGAATAATGGAAAACATGTTGTATCTGTACTTTCATTTGCAACTGTAATTGATGTAGGAACAGATGAAGCACCACTAATTACTCCATTATTAATTGTAATAGTAGTGCCATCAATTTTTACACCACCAAGAACTGTAGTAGAAGCGGTTGGTAAAGTGTATGTGCTTGCTCCACTAATTACTCCATTAGCATCAATATTAATTGAAGATCCGTCAACTTTTACACCACCAAGAACTGTAGTAGAAGCTGTTGGTAATGTATACTGTTGTGTAATAAATGATGATAAATTAGGTGGAGTATATGTAAATACGCCAGTTGTATTGTTATAAGATAATGATGCTGTACCAACTGATGTAGTGTTTACAGAAAGATCACCAAGTGCAATTCCACTAGTAGCAGTACTGTAAATTTTCCAAGTAGTTCCATCCCATATCCATGACTTACCTCCATCGGTAAAGACATCATTTGGATTCGGAGTATCGGGAAAATTAATTGCCATTATTTGTTATAGTATCCTCTTGGAAAGAGTAAATTGAAATTCGGTCTTCTACCTTGTAAGAATCCAGGAATTGCTTCTTGTATATTAGCAAAATTCCAATTATTCTGAGTAGTATCTGTTGCTGTCACTGCTCTAGTAGCAGACGACCATGTTGGTGTAACGAAAGGTGTCGCTGTTGTTTGTTTCCATTCTACTGATGGATTATCAGTTGCTACTGCTGTTTGATCTGTAAGATTATAATTTGCCATCTTTATATCCTCGCACAGAACAACATACCATTTACAGTATTATTAGCAACACCATCTAATCCTGTTTGGTTA